CCAGAAAGTATTTTAGCAAGAGGATTTGGTATTGTTCCAAACTCAAATATGGAACTTCTATTCAATGCTCCTACTCTTCGTCAATTTTCGTTTGCTTATCGTATGAGTCCAAGAAGTAAAGAAGAAGCAAGAAATGTGAAGAGAATTATTCGTTTTTTCAAGCAAGGTATGGCTCCAAGAAAACAAACTGGGCAGGCAGGTCAATCATCATATTTTCTTGGAACTCCAAATGTATTCAAATTAAAATATAAAACAGGAAAAAGTAGTCCAATCTCTGGATTAAATAAATTCAAAATATGTGCTCTTACGAGTTTTAGTGTAAATTATGCACCAGAAGGAAATTGGGCTGCTTATGATGAAGGACAACCAGTCACACTTACTATGGCGATGCAATTTTCAGAACTCGAACCAATCTTTAATACTGACTACCAAACAAGTATTTTCAAAGATAGAGGTGATTTGGACCAAGTACAAGACGACGATGTAGGTTATTAAAAATGGGATATTTCAACGAACTTCCAAATCTGGAATACTTATCACAATTACCAGATGCAAATACAAATGAAACTTATATTACAGTCAAAAATCTGTTCAAAAGAGCAAAATTAAGAACTGATATTATTAATATTATTACTGCATTTCAATATTATCAAATTAAAGATAATGAAAGACCAGATGTGGTTGCATCAAAACTTTATGAAGATTCGGAACTCGATTGGGTTATTTTGATTACAAATAACATCATAAATGTAAGAGAACAGTGGCCATTGAGTAATCAAGATTTATATTATTATATGATTGATAAATATGGTTCTGATGAAAATATAGCAAATATACATCACTACGAAACAACAGAAGTTAAAGATGAATACAACCGTCTTGTAGTTCCTTCTGGTCTTCAAGTTGATTCAAATTATTCTATTACTTATTCTAAATTAAATAATGCAATAGTTACAGTATCACCAGTCAAATCAGTTTCTAATTATGAATATGAAACCGATTTGAATGAAAAAAAGAGAAAAATTCGTGTATTAAAACCACAATACTTATCTGTGGTTATAACTGATATGAGAAATATTATGAAATATGATAGATCTTCACAATATATAAATCAAAATACCAAAAAAACTTATAATCCAAGCCTTACTGGAGTATAAAAACCCTACAGACAAAAAAATCCCCCGAAATTTTTCTCGGGGGATAAGGTAATTAAAAGTTAATTTTCGAAATCAACTTTCAGCTAATTTTTGAAAGTATGATAAGGTATCATCTTCATCTTCATCGACAGGACTAGATTTTGATGACGAAGTAGTTTTTACTGTGGGTTCGAACTCTTCTTCTTCATCAATAGTTTCTGGGTCTTGACGTTTTGTTGCAGTTTTAGTTCCAAGAACAGAATCCAAACGCTTCTTTAAATCCAAATAAGGCTTAAAGTTTTTCTCATCTGTAAATTCATTTAGATCATTAAGTGATTTATAGATGGTTTCTAGTTCATCATCATTATCTAAAAGTGGGCAGGGTTCAGCAAACTCCGACTTATCATAGTTCCAATAACCTTCTACTTTACGAAGTTTCAGTTTGAAGTTTGCACCTTCCCAAAAATCAAATGCATTAATGGGTTTCTCGTCATCAAACTCTGGCTTCATTGCAGCCATAATTTTATCAAATACTTTCTTACCAAACTTATAAAGAAATACCTTACCTTCATTTTCAGGTGCAACAGGGTCTTTTACGACATATATGTTTGCGTAATAAGAAAGTTTACGTTTACGATCACGAACTATATTTTGATTATCTTTACTTCCAGTATTCCATAATTCACGATTTGCTTCACAAACCGGACATTGCCCTTTATTAGTAGTTAAACAATTATCAATCAACCAACCACCAGGTCCTTGAAATGCGTGAGACCAAACCTGTGCCCAAGGTAATTCACAACCAGAAGGAGCAGGAAGAAAACGAATTACAGCAGAACCAGTACCACCTTTATCCATCGCAGGTTTCCAAAAACGATTATCATCTTTAGAACCAGTTTCATTTAGTTTTTCAACTTGTTTGATAAGTTTCTCGGTTAAAGAACCCATCTTTGATTGCTTTTTAAGATCTTGAAAACTCATATATTCTCCGTATTAATTGTATTGGGATATATTGGACCTATTTATTATAGCAGATACACCTTCAATCGTCAAGTGTTTTTTCAAGTCCATTAATAGTTCTTTCCATCATTTTAAAAAAATAATCAAATCCTTTCTTTTTATCAAATCCAAGAAACTCAACAGAATCGAGCATATTTTCTTTCATTTCTATTGCTTCTGGGTCATCTGAAAGTGAAAGTCTAAAAATAAAAAGTTTTTGTTTTTCTAAAAAGTCTTTCATCAAAATTAAATGTTCTCTTTTTTGTTCATTATCATAAAAAGGAACGTACATCATTTCTTGATAAAGTTTTTTCTGCATATTTTCAAGTTCTTTCATATCGTTTCTAACTAAATCCGAGTCAAAAAACTTACTCATAATATAACCTCTTTAAGTATAGTTTTATACTTTGATACATCAATATTTAGAAAAGATTTGTATTTAAAAATTCTCAAACTTACATAATTCCAAATTGGGTCAGTAAGTTTTTTATCAAAATCTTTAACAAAATTTAATAATATATCTAATATTGTAATTGTTTCTATGGTAATACTTTTTTGTAAATATTTTTTCAGTATTTCTGGGTGATTTCCAGTTTTACAATCAAATAAAGATTCAAAGTTTTTTTTATTCATAAAACTTTCAGTTTCAGATTTAAACAAATAAGACAAGCTTTGTGTCTTCTTTAACCATTCCTTATACACATCTTCACCTTCACGAATAATATCTCCTATCCAAAGTCGTTCTGGGTCACTACATTCTACAAAATTTGCTACAAAATATGCTTTGACTTCTTCGTCTTTTTTTTGCCTCGAAATTCTTTCGAAAAAATATCGATCTTTTCTTTTATAAAAACTTTCTTTTGATGCACGACTTCTTCCACAATACTTATGATAATCGTAGGTTTTTTTTGTAAAATGATTTTTAAATGCTAAGTAAGTTTTATATACTTCAAAATCAGTCACAGAGGCAGTTTTGCTTTTGTGGTTTTCTTTAAAAAATTAAGTTCAGTAGCATCGCACTTAATTTTTTCTTTAAGTGGTTTTGAAACAAGTTTTGATATTGTATCAAGTTCAATATTTTGAACTTCGCAATATGTTACAATTGCATCAATATAATTGACGTGTGTGTTTTTTACAATATCTTCAATTTCTTGTGCGAACTTTTGCGGACACAAAAATTTAGCATTTAATTCTTCTTTAATTTCTTCATTCATAGGTTTGAAGTTTATCTCTAACAAATTCTCTAATATATTTGATGAGTAATTTGATATACTTTTCTTTGTCGTATTCTTCATAAACTACACATTCTCCATTTTCACAAGCCATAATAATGACTAACTTCTTTACCATTATACCAGTAAGTTCATATAACATGCAACTATATGCTACACACTGCACGAAATAGTGCTCAATCCATTCTTTTGGTTTTGGTTTTGCAGAAGTCTTAAAGTCAATAACAGCCAATTCGCCATTATATTCTGCTATACAATCAACTGTTCCGGCAATTCCAAGAACTTTACTGTATAATGATTTTTCAAGAGCATGAATATTATTTATATTATTTAATTCTGGTTTAGCAATCTTAAATAAAAATTGCGATAAAGGTTGAACTTCTGGAAGTTCTGAAATATTATGCAGATAATTTTCTACCAATGTATGCATATCAGTTCCACGACTGGTTGCTGCTTTGGTAATCTTATCTGCTGCTGCTTCGCCAATTTTCTTTCTCCAATTAATAAAAATCTGACGATTAATATAACTAGTAACAGAGGTAATAGAAACAAGACGATGCAAAACATCATCTTCTGGTACTTTATAATATCTTACACTATCAATCGTTTCCCTTTCTAATTCGGGAAGTTTTATATCAAGATGATTAAAATTCACATTCCTACTTCCAATTTTGCGAGTATGTACTCTTTAACAATTCCTGAGCGAACAATATCATCAACTCCAAACTCAACAATATCAAAGGAAGACATTTTTTTCAAAATATTCATAAAATCAATAATACCATTTCGTTCATTTGTTTTTAATAAATCACTTTGTGATGCATCACCACAGAACATAATCTTTGTATTTTCTCCAACTCTTGTAATAATAGAGTCCATTTCGTGAAATGAGAGATTTGAAAATTCATCTACAATGATAATACAATTATCAAGAGTTGTTCCACGAATAAAAGAAGTGCTCCAAAAACTAATTGTTTCTTGTGCTTTTAAATTACCATAAAGCATTTCAAAATCAACATCAGAAGGCATCTGAAACATATATTTTACCATATTTTTGTATGGTATTTGATATAGTGATGATTTATCTTCGTGACTTCCAGGAAGAAATCCAATTTCACGAGTAGGTACAAGAGACCTTACAAGATATATTTTTTCAAAAGGTGTAACCTCTGAAAGTACATCACGTAAAGCATTGTACAATACACAAAATGTTTTTCCAGTTCCAGCAGTACCATAAGCAACCAAATGTTTACCTTCTGCATAAGATGTAAATAATCTTTTTTGATTTTCAGTTAATGGTTCAATATCTAAAAGTAATTCCGAACCAATTGGTTTTCTTCTTTTTGCTTGTTTTGCGGTCATACCAACCCCGATAGGTTGATTGTCGTTGCCTCTTCTTTTTCTAGCCATAAATTTTTATAGAGTTTTAATATTTGAGCCTGGCATTTTTTTTGCACGATGCAATACATCGTTCCATCCTGGATGTGACTTCTTTAATTTACTTTGCCAATCTCCTACTTCTCCAACACCGGCAACACCAGCAGACCAATCCTTATCCCAATCTTTATTCTCATCTCTCCACTGACCATACTCAAGCATAGTCATAGAAAGTTCTTTTGTTTCACCAGTTTCTTTGTGTTTAACGGGATATGTTGGCATTTTATAAAATAATATACAAAAGTATTTAGAATAACAGTGAAGGTGGTTCTTTACAAGCCCAATCAAGTGCTGATGCAATAGTTGGAAATTCATCCACAAAAATACACTTACATTTCTCTGCAATTTCCTTGTGCTCTGCCTGGGTTCCGTGAGCACTACGAAGGTCGATGTAATGTATCCAAGACCTTATACTCCCACTCATATAAAGACGTGTCTGAGTTGCCTGTGGGAGCACAAAACGGGCACATTCCTTTGCGACACCGGCATCCAACATTCCTTGATAAAGTAAAATTGAGTCTCTGAAATGTTTTTCAATTTGAGTCTGAAAATAAGCACTCAAATCTTCCGGTAAATCATCGGTTGAGTTCT